TCTGATGAAGTAAATGTTTTTATTGATAATACCGAGAGATTAAGTGTAACTGCAACGGGTGTAGATGTTACAGGAGCAGTAACTATTAGTGGTAATCTTGATGTGAATGGCACATTAACAACTATAGATTCTGCTAATACTACTATAAAAGATAAATTTATGATAATTGCCAGTGGTTCAACATCAGATACCGATGGTGGTATTATTGTTCAGAATTCAGCAGGAGCTGGATATGCATTAGGATATGATTCGGGTCTTGATAGATGGGCATTTGACGCAGATTTAGCACATAACGCCACAGACTTAGGACCAGATGCATATGTTGGTGTGGTTCAAGTAGCAACAACACACGGTGATTCGTTAGGTGTTCCTACTTATGGTGGAGCAACAAATGGTGTTGGGACAATTTATGTAGACACAGATGATAGTGAAATTTGGATTTACGCTTAATTAATAAAATAAAGAGGTTATCAAATGGGCATTAATGCCAAGGGTGGTATTAGTATAGTCGAAGGAAAAGGGTATATTCATCCACTAACATTAACAGAATTAGAATTTTTATTAGAGATATTAGCGGACACAAAATATAAATTAGAAAATGTTCCGAGAATATTAGAAGTAACTAAAAAACTACAGAGTGAATATAAATTATTAAAAGAACACTCTAAAAAATAACTAATGTTGGCCCATCTCTTGGCAGATGATGGGAAGTGGACTTCAAAAGAAGTAGCCAACCGCAATAGGAGATAAATTAAATGCCAAATTGGAAAAAAGTCGTAGTATCAGGCAGTTCAGCCCATCTTAATCAAATTACAGGTTCAACTTTTAGAATTGATGGCAATCAAAGTAGTAAATTTTTAGGAATAATTGATAATGACCAATCTTCAGCAGGTCATGTATTAAAATTAGCAACAGACGGAACTGGTAATGGTACTTATGTCCTTGATATGGAGAATGGTAGTAATACCATGTTCAGAGCAAGAGCTGATGGTAGATTTGCTTTTGGTAATTCCGCGGTCAGTTCAATGGGAGCTGGTACATTTGTTGTAGGTATAGATGGTGGACATACTTCAGATATAGCAATATCAAAAAGGTTACAACATTTAGGGGATGGTAACACCTACTTAGATTTCGAAGCAGACAAAATAATTTTATCTGCTGGTGGTAATTTACTTGATTACACCACCACAAGACTTAGTGGTTCAGCAGCTACACATCTTACTATGGCACAAATATCATCGAGTGGTGATGTTGTAGCAGATGGAGATATAGTAGCATATAATTCATCAGACGAAAGACTTAAAGATAACATAGAAGTTATTGAGGGTTCATTGGATAAGATAGGTGAGATTAGAGGTGTAGAATTTGATTGGAATGAGAAATCACCTGGTTGGGCACGAGAAAGAGGTCATGATGTTGGAGTTGTGGCACAAGAAGTTCAAAAAGTATTACCAGAAATCGTTACAGAAAGAAAAAATGGTTATTTAGGAGTAGATTATAAACGAATCGTTCCATTATTAATAGAATCCATAAAAGAATTAAAACAAGAAGTAAATGATCTAAAGAAAAAAGTGAATTAGAGAAATTTACTTAATATTTATATCAAAGGTTAATTAACATAGGAGAAAAAGTTATGGCAGATCAAGAGACAAAATTCTCAGAAGAAGAATTGAAATCTTTACAGGACTTACAAACTTCATATCAACAAAAACAACTACAATTTGGACAATTAGAAGTTCAAAGGTTATTAGTAAACCAACAATTAGAACAATTGGATAATGCTAAAACTAAGTTAGAAGTTGAATATGCAGAAGTACAAGAAACTGAACGAAAGTTAGTTGCAGACTTGAATAAAAAGTATGGTCCTGGTAATTTAGATCCGGCTACAGGAGTATTTACACCTGCACCAAAGGAATCTGAACCGACCTCAGAAACTACTTAAAATAATCTCCCTCAAACCTATCGTTTGAGAAATTTACGCTATATTTATAGTAAAATTTATAGTCTTTTTAGGCTAAATATGTTATTTGAATTATAACAAAATAGGAGAAAATAAATGGCAGAAAGAATCGTATCGCCGGGTGTGTTTACGAGGGAACGAGATATATCTTTTCTTCCACAAGGGATTGCTGATATAGGAGCATGTATAATAGGACCAACACTTAAAGGTCCTGCATTTGTTCCAACACAAATCAGAAACTTTCCTGAGTTTGAAGAAATATTTGGATCTACGACCAAAGATTTTTATACACCTTACGCGGTAGAACAATATTTAAGAAGTGCTGAAACTGTAACATTAGTTCGAGTGTTAAATACAGCTGGATATTCAGCTGATTCTTTAACACTTTACGCCAGTGGTTCTACAAAAACAAAGAAGAATCTCGTTGTATTCTTACCATCTCGTGGTGGTAGTGATGGAACGGTTGATTTAGAAGGAAGTACCGTAGTAGCTGGTTCTGATTGGGGGACAACAAACCTTATAGTTAGTGGTGCTAATATGGGTGCAAAAAGTTTGACCGCAGCAACTTGGTCTTTCTCATTTGATACTGGAAGTGCAAATTATATTGAAAGTGTATTTAGTAAAGATGCACAAGTTCAGAAATCAGGTGGATCTACAGTACCAGTATACTTGTATAAGAACTTTAAATATGCACAAAGTAGCAATGCATACTCAGCAGCTAATGCTGGTATAACTGCAAGTCATGGAACTCATAATATGGCAGTAACTTATGACAACGCAACTTCACCTTATATTCAATCACAATTGATTAACAAGGGAAGATATGATTTGTTTAAGGTCAATACTCGTTCACACGGTAGTGATGTAAATAACAAATATAAGATAGCTATTTTGAATGTAAAAGCAGCAGGTTCAATCGCTGGTAGTGATTATGGTTCATTTTCATTACAAGTAAGACAGACTGGTTTAAATGATAACAATCTAACTAAAGATAATATCTTAGAACAATATGATGGTTTGAATTTTGACCCAGAAAGTCCTAATTATTTTGCAAGACGAATTGGTGATAGATATGTAACAATAGATTCAAATGGTAAATTGACTTACAATGGTGATTGGCCAAATCTATCTAAATATATCTATGTATCTGATTTTACAGATATAGCAGAAAAAGCAGCACCTGTAACGGTAGTTCCAATGGGACATGGAGCAATAAGTAATCCAGCGGGAAGTAATGATACAGCATTTCCAACTTGGACAATTAAAACTTCACAATCAAACGCACAAAACGAGTTTGATTCAAATGTTCTTATTGGACACGATTATGGTAACGCAGATGCTGAACAATACTTATGTCCAATTAATTCGTTTTCCGCAGGTGGACATACAAGTATGAGTCTTGAGGACTTTAATGGTCAAGCAGACGCATCAGCACTTGGTGATACTTACTCAGACGGAACTGAAAAGGTAACATTGGCACTTTCTCATATTAAACAGAGAAAATTCGTTGTTCCAATGCAAGGTGGATTTGATAGTGTAAATCCAGCAGCACCAAAACATACAGCAGCAAATATAGTATCAACAAACACACAAGGGTTTGATTGTTCAACATCTTCAACTGGTGGTACAACTGCATATAAGAAAGCAATTAACGCAATCAGTAATCCTGATGAGTTTGATATCAATATGTTAGTAACACCTGGTATCGTTCATGGATTACATTCAGTAGTAACTAATCACGCGATATCAAAGATGGAAGCACGAGGAGATGCATTTTATGTATTAGATTGTGTTAAACAAGGTGATACAATAGCAACTGCAACTGCAGCAATCAATACACTTGATACTAACTACGCAGCAACCTATTATCCTTGGGTAAAGATTATAGATAGAAATACATCATTACCTGTATGGGTTCCGCCTTCAGTAGTATTAGCAGGAACAATTGCATATACTGATAAAGTAGCCCACGAATGGTTCGCACCAGCTGGTTTGAATCGTGGTGGATTGACAAGTGTGTTAGAAGCACAAACAAGATTGACTCATTCTGAAAGAGATACTCTTTATGAAGATAGAGTTAATCCAATCGCTTCTTTCCCAGGTCAAGGTGTATGTGTTTGGGGACAAAAGACCTTACAAGGTCGTCCTTCAGCTCTCGATAGGGTTAATGTTCGTAGGTTGTTGATTAAACTCAAGAAGTTTATCGCATCATCAAGTAGATACTTGGTATTCGAACAAAATAGTACAGCAACAAGGAATAGATTCCTTAATATAGTGAATCCGTTCTTAGAATCAGTTCAAGCAAATAGTGGTTTATCCGCATTTAGAGTAGTAATGGATGATACCAATAATACTCCAGATGTTGTTGATAGAAATCAACTTGTTGGTCAGATATTTATCCAACCAACACGGACAGCTGAATTTATTGTATTGGACTTCGTTGTTCAACCAACAGGAGCAGCATTTCCTGAATAAGTTTAATCAAATAGATTAACTATACGAAAAGCCCCACTTTTTTGTGGGGTTTTTTGTTGCCTGATATATTTATATATGAGGAAGTAGTAAAACTTCTATAAAACTAAGAAAAATGAATATGATGATTTTTCATAATTTTGATATTTATAGTTGAAGAATTAAACTTATTGGAGATTAAAGATGCCAGAACTATTAGATCCTTCTGAAATAATGTTCACACCGTTTGAACCGAAAACTAAGAATCGGTACATCATGTATATCGAGGGAATACCAGCATATCTTATCAAAACCGCTAACAGACCTTCAATAGCCTTTGAAACAATTGAATTAGACCACATCAATGTTAGACGATATGTTAAAGGTAAGGGAGCTTGGGAAGAATTAGAAATAACACTTTACGACCCTGTTGTTCCGAGTGGAGCACAAGCCGTTATGGAATGGGTTAGATTATCTCACGAGTCAGTAACAGGTAGAGATGGTTATACAGATTTTTACAAAAAAGATGTAACTATTAATGTTTTAGGACCTGTTGGTGATAAAGTTGAGGAATGGACATTAAAAGGAACTTGGATTGTAAACGCTAACTTTAATGACTTGGATTGGTCAAATACTACTGATCCAGCAGATATTACACTTACATTAAGATACGATTACGCAATCCTACAATTCTAAGGAGTTAATATGAACTTTTTCAGAGAAATGCTTTCAAGTGATGCAAAGATTTCAAGTAAAAGATTTGTTGGTTTTGCAGCATTTTTTATGTTGATTTGTAGCTGGGGAGCAGACACCTTTTCAACTTTCGAAGTAAAAGATAAAATATTAGAATGTTTTATGTATATTTCAGTAGTTGGACTCGGAGTTACAGCAGCAGAAAAATTTGGTAGAAAATAATTTATTTTAAAAGGTTATAAATATAGGTTTTGAAAATTATTCAACAAGGAGAATAACATGGCAGAAGAAACACGCCAATTTCCGACTGAGGTAATAGATTTGCCTTCTAAAGGATATTTTTATCCTTCAGGCAGTCCATTATCAAGTGGTCAAGTGGAAATTAAGTACATGACAGCAAGAGAAGAAGATATTTTAACATCCGTTAATTTGATTCAAAAAGGTTTAGCTATAGATAAACTATTAGAATCTTTAATTGTTAATAAAGATATTAATGCAAAAGATATTTTGATTGGTGACAAAA